CTATTTATTTTTACTTTCGTATTTATATCTAATTAATTTAGATTGTTCTATCATTTCATTTGCAAAATTTAATATATCTTCATCACTCATTTTTTCAGGATAGAATCCACCATATGCAAAAATTTGATGTTTCATTATATATGCTCTTGCTTCATTTGGGTCTGTAAATTCTTCTGGTATTATAGGAAAATCTTTTTCTATAGTCTTTTTATTATCTTTAGTTACTCCACCATCATTTACAGAGTTATTTTCATCAGAATCTGACAATAAATAATCAACTGTTACATTAAAGAAGTCTGCTAATTTTATAAGCATTTTTCTTCCAGCAGGTCTTTTATTCCTCTCTATCATACCAATGCTTGATTGAGAAATTCCTAATTTATTTGCTAATTCTTCTTGGGTCAAATTAAGATTATTCCTTAAATATTTCACTTTATCAGCTAACATAACATTCACCTCTTAGGATAATTTTATCACAATTAAGGATAAAAACAATAGTAATTTTAAGAAAATAAAAGATTCTTTAAGAACGAGGGATTTATTCTTTCATATTATCCTTTTTTGTGATAGAATTAAGGTTTACGATTATCACAAAAAAGGATAATATAAACACATAGCAACTCAAACATATCACAAAATAAAACAAAATAATCAATGAGGGGGTAAAAAATGAAATTGACACCATTAAAAATAAGAAGAATAAATGCTGGAATAGAAACAAATGAAGCAGTAGAGAAGCTAAAAATAAGTAAAAGTACTTTTTATAAGTTAGAGCAAGGGCATGGTGGCACTCCATCAGCAAATCTAATTAAAAGGTTAGCTAATACTTATAGTTGCACAACAGATGAAATATTTAAAGATTTAAAGATAACAGGTTAAGGAGGAAAAATAATGGACAAGAAATTTTTAGAAGTGTCTCAAGTCAAATTGAGGGGAGTTAAAGAAGTTGAAGGAATGAAATTTCATGATATTGAAGGAGGATTTGGAGAAGGCAAGAAGGCAATGATCATTAAGGAAATTGCTGAAATTCATAATAAACCATTAGGTGATATAAATAGAAGGATTAATGACAATATAAAAAGATTCAAAGATGGAATTGATATTGTTGATTTAATGGGAACAAATGTCGTTATGGATTTGAAGCATAACGGAATTTATACTCAAAATTCAATAAACAGAAGTGAAAATATTTATCTTTTATCAGAAAGAGGATATTCAAAACTTTTAAAGATATTAGAAGATGATGTTGCCTGGGAGCAATATGAAAAGCTAGTTGATGGTTACTTCAATATGAGAGAAGAAATTAATGTAAGTAAACCAGTTTGTATAGAAGATGTACTTATATCTAGTTTACAGGAAATGAAAGCAATTAAAGGTGAGGTACAAGCTGTAAAGGTAGCTACACAAGAAAATCAAGAAGCATTACAAGGAATAAGAGATGTAGTTGCTATTAATACAAGCACTATGAGTTGGAGAGAAGATTGTAGAAAGATAATTGTTAGAATAGCTCATAAATTAGGAGGAAACAGTTTCATAGGTGATGTTAATAGAGAAATATATGAACTTATGAGGGTTAGATTAAAAGTAAGGTTAGATGTTAAATTAACTAATTTACGTAGAAGAATGGCTGATGAAGGCGTATGTAAATCTAAAAGAGAAAAAATGAACTATCTTGATGTAATTAAAGATGAAAGCAGATTGGTAGAAGGCTATGTTGCAATAATTAAAGAATTAGCAGTTAAATATGGAGCAGATGTTAAGGAGGCATAGTAATGGAACTATATACAATAAAAGAAGTTTCTAAAAAACTAAAAATAAATACAACAGATACTTATAGATTAATAAAATCTGGTCATATTAAAGCTTTAAAATTAGGAAGTTTAAAAGTAGCTAGTTGTGAATTAGATAGATTTATTCTGCAAGCTGTTGGGAAAGACTATTCTGATTTAAAAAGTGTTACAAATTTAATATTAAATTAATGGCTTGATATAAAGAATAAAAAGTACAATCACATCTAGAACTTAAAAGCAATTATATCTGTAATTTTCAGCTTAAGAGTAAAAAAATTCAAAACTATATCAGAATAAATAAAATTAGGAGGAGCATGTATGGAATTGATAAAAATCACAGAAGAAAATGGTAAGCAATTAGTAAGCGGAAAGGAACTTCACCAATTTTTAGAAGTAGGAAGAGATTTTTCAACATGGATTAAAGAAAGAATTAAGAAATATGATTTTATAGAAAATAATGATTTCACAGTTTTAGTAACGACACCTCAAAATGGGGGGGTCGCTAAAGATTATATAGTAACTATTGAAATGGCAAAAGAATTAAGTATGGTAGAAAATAATTCTAAAGGTCAAGCAGCAAGAAAATATTTTATTCAATGTGAAAAGAATATTAAAGAAATTAAACAACTTTCACCAATGGATCAATTAAGACTTCAATATTCAGTTTTAGAAGAACAAGATCAAAAAATAAACTTAGTAGATGAAAGAGTTTTTAAATTAGAAAATATAATGACTATAGACTATAGCCAACAAGAGGAACTAAGAACTTTAGCAACTAGAAAAGTAGTAGCAATATTAGGTGGGAAAGATACTCCAGCATATAAAGAACTTAACAAGAAGGCTTTTAGTTCTATGTGGAAGGATTACAAAAGAATAGTTGATGTAAATAGTTATAAAAACACAGCAGTTAAAGATTTATTATTTGCTAGACAAGTAATAATTGATTGGAAACCTAACAGAGAACTTGAATTAATGATAAAAGGAGCAAATATAGGAAGGAGAGGTTAATGACCAAGACAAGAGCAGTAAAACAAGTTAAATTACTTAGAAATCTTTGTAGAGATTTTGAAGAAATTAAAACAAGTGAAATTGATGTACAAGCACTTAATGTAATACTTAATTATGTAGAAAGAAAACATTTAAGGGATAATGAATTTTTAAGATCATTTATAGTTGGGTCTGTGTTTTGGTTAGGATTTTGTATTATTATAACATGTTTATAAAGGAAACGATTGATTTGAAAAAACCAAAATGTTTAAAAAGGAGACATAAGGAATTTTTAGTTGAGCAAGGTTTAAATCATCATGACTATTTTATAATTAAAGATTTAGCAGAGTGCTATCAATTCTATTATAAGATTACTAGAAAAGTGGTTAATATAAGGAGGTAATATGAGTAAAATTTGGTATTTAAATGAGATTGTAGAACTTATTAGAGAAAGAGCTAGAAAAGAAAATAGAGCAGCAGGAGATATACTTCAGGAAGTAATAAATTCATTAAAAGAAGAACTTCATTGCAAATAACCGTCCAAAGTAAATTTGCAATGAAAATATTAAAAAATATTCATATATAGTATAACACTTTTATATAGAAAGACAAGGTGATAAACATGGCAGAAAAAAGAATGTTTTCAAAAACAATTATTGACTCTGATATTTTTCTTGATATGCCTTTATCAAGTCAATGTTTATATTTTCATTTAAGTATGAGAGCTGATGATGATGGATTTATAAATAATCCTAGAAAAATACAAAGAATGATTGGTTGCAGCAATGATGATTTAAATTTACTTATTGCTAAAAAGTTTTTAATAACATTTGAAAGCGGAGTAGTAGTAATAAAACATTGGAGAATACACAATTATATTCAAAATGATAGATATAAGGAAACAGTTTATACAGAAGAAAAATCACAATTATATATTGAAAAAAATAAATCTTATACTTTAGATTCAACTATGGATACAAAATGTATACAATATGGTAACAGTTTGGAAACACAGATTAGATTAGAGAAGATAAGTAAAGATAAGACTATATATTTAGATTTAAAATTTATTGATGCTGTAATTGAAAATGTAAAAATTACTGAGGAACAATATGACAAATTAAAAGCTAAGTATGGAGATTCTAATTTAAATAAAGAAATTTTAAATTTAGATAACTATATAGCAAATGGAAAAGGAAAAAAATATAAAGATCATTATAGAGTATTAAATACATGGCTAAATAATAGAAAGGAAGAAATTTTAAATAAAAAAAGCACTTCAACTTATGAACCAATGAAAAGTGTATTTGATAAATAGGGGGGGGATACAGATGGAAACAATACAAGCATTACCAAGTAGCATAAGGACAGAACAGGAAATAATTGGTGCCATTTTTTATAATCCATCGATTGCTGCAGAAGTAATAGAAAAAGTTATAACAGAAGACTTCTACAGAACTGATCATAAACTAATATACAATGCTATATGTTCTTTATTTGCAGAAGGAGAAGATATAAATCTAACTATGTTAATAAATAAGATAGGAAAAGAAAAGATAAGTGATATTGGTGGAGTAACATACTTGACAGAATTGCAACTGGGAGGTATGCCAATAAGACCTAATTCATATATAAAAATTCTTAAAGATAAAAGCTATCGTAGACAAGCTATAAAGTCGATGACAAAAGCAATAAGCAAATTGCATAATGAAACAACAAAAGCTTATGAGATAGGTGGAGAAGTTGCAAATACGTTAACACAATCATGCGATACAAAGTCAAGCGTTAATAATGATGAACAATTATTTCAAAAAACATTAGAAAATATTGAAATGAGAGTTAAAAAGGGTGGCGAAATACCAGGACTTAAAACAGGGTTAAATGATTTTGACAAAAATACTGGTGGACTTCAAAAAGGAGAATTAAATATAGTTGCTGGTAGACCATCAATGGGTAAAACAATGTTTTCACTTAATATAGCGGAAGGATTGGCTAAGAATGGAAGTAAAGTATTCTTAGCTGAACTAGAAATGACAGAGGAAGCTCTAGGAATGAGAAGACTTGCTTTAAATGCTAATGTAGATGCTGAAAGAATGAAGTTTGGAATGTTAAATGATGAAGATCTTTCAAAACTGATTACTGAAACAAATATTTTAAGTAAAAGAAATGCCATGTTTACAGATTGCAGCAGTGCACAAAATTTATTGACTATAAAAGCTAAGTCAAAAGCAATTAAACAAACCCAAGGGTTAGATGTAGTTATTATAGATCATCTTACATTGATGGACATGCCAAATAAATCAACAAGAGATTTAGCAGTTGGAGAAGTAACAAAAGGATTAAAAGCATTAGCAAAAGATTTAGATGTATCTGTAGTTTTACTATCACAGTTATCAAGGGGGGTTGAACTAAGAGCGGATAAAAGACCAATGTTATCAGATTTAAGAGAATCAGGAAACATTGAACAGGATGCAGATTTAGTAACATTTATGTATAGAGATGAATATTACAACAAAGAGACAGAAGATAAACATATATTAGAATGTATTATTGCAAAGCAACGTAATGGAAGAACTGGAACGCTAAAGTTTGCATATATTCCACAATTTCAAAAAGTTGCAGATTTAGATTATATTCATAGAAATTAATAAAATTTAATACAGAATAGTCAGAAATTGCGAAGAAAATAATTGACTTAAAACAATAAAAAAGAAATATAAATTGACAAAAAAATATAAAAGAATGGAATGAGTGAAATGGCAAAAAGAAGTAATTTATATTCAAAATTAAAAGAGCTTACAGGATGCAGCTATGAAAAAATAGCAAAAGAGTTTGGAGTGTCAAAGCAACATATAAATCAATCTTTTGGTAATCATTCATTGACTTATGAAAATTCAAATAAGTTTATGGTTTTACGTATGGTTAATTTAAAGATAGATGAGTATAAAACTGAGATTGAAAATTTAGAAAAATTTAAGAATGAAATTCTTGGAGGATCTAAAAATGAATGAGAATGTTGAAAAGGTAGTAGATAAAATTATTGATTTGCTTCAAAAAAGAGCAGAAAACTTAAAGGATAGAATTTCAGAAGTATGTAAAAGTGATGATAATTAATAGTCAGAAATGGTGTAGTAATTAATAAAAGTGATCTTTGAAAAGTGAATAATACGGTATTAGAAAAATATGTTATAATTAACTTAATTTATTATGTTGAGGAGACTATGAAAATGAACGATGAACTTATACCTTCTTTTAAAAAATCATTATTTGATGAATCTATTGATATAGGGTCAGATTTAATGGAGTTACCAATAGATTTGATTACAGAAAATGAAGTGATTAAGGATATACCAGTTGTAGGAACAATTGTTAAGTTAGGAAAGGCAGCTATTACAATTAGAGAGAGACATTTAATAAAGAAACTTGTTGCATTTATTGAATCTGTAAATAATGATGATGTTGAATCAGATGTACTTGAAAAACATAAACAAATGTTAGAAGCAAATCCCAAACAATTAAATAAAGAATTGGAAGGAGTTTTAATATTAGTAGATAGACAGTTAGAAATTGAAAAGACTAAAATTTTGGCAGAATTATATAAATCATATATTTCAAAAAAAATGGCTTGGAGTGATTTTATATACTTATCAGAAATCTTAGAAAAGTTTTTTCTAAGAGATGTAAATCAACTAGAATTAATTTGTGAGAATAAATATGTAGAAGAAGATAATATAGTTAGTAAACTTAGTATGTTTAGATTAGAATCAATTGGATTAGTTGAATATTTTTCAAGAAGAACTAGTTCAACAGCAATTTTAAGTGGACAAAGAAAACAGAATCAAGTAAAGCTTACGGGTTATGGAAAGTTACTTTATGAATGTAGTTTAAGAAAGCTAATAAATAATGGTACTATTGGTGTATGGATTTAATAAGTTTTAATTATAGGATAACTAATCTAAAATAAATAATTTAATAAATATTTGTAAAAATACCGTATTATTCAGAAAATGAATTAGCGGTATTTTTTGTTTTCAAAATAGTGCAGAATATGTAGATTGGACGAAGAAAATTTGAAAGGGGATTGAATTAATCCTAGGTAATAAGAGTACGTACTCATTCAGACGTGAATGAAATGAAGGTATTAGAATTGTTTGCAGGAACTAGAAGCATAGGGAAAGCTTTTGAGAAGAATGGACATGAGGTATATAGCATTGAATGGAATAAGGATTTTGAAAATATAGATTGGAATACAGATATAGGGAAAATTAAAGCTAATGATATATTAGAACGTTTTGGCAAGCCAGATGTTATTTGGGCATCACCAGATTGTACAAGTTATTCAATAGCTGCAATATCACATCACAGAACAAAAGAAAGTGATGGAAACTTAGCACCTAAGAGTGATTATGCAAAGTTTTGTGATAATGTAAATCAAAACATGATAAGGCTTATTAAGGATTTAAATCCTAAATACTTTTTTATAGAGAACCCAAGAGGTGGAATGAGAAAAATGAATTTCATGAAAGACATACCTAGATACACTGTTACTTATTGCCAGTATGGTGATACTAGGATGAAACCAACAGATTTATGGACTAATCATCCCAATCCTAATTTTAAGCCTATGTGTAAAAATGGAGCACCTTGCCATGTGTCTGCACCAAGAGGTAGTAAAACAGGGACTCAAGGATTAAAAAATTCAAAACTTAGAAGCATTATACCAGCGAAACTTTGTGAACATATAGTTGCTATATGTGAAGAATAATACTTCACAATACTAATAAGGGGTGAATTATGTATAGAAGATATGGAACTTGCAATAAGTGCAAAAAACAATTAAAAACATATTCAAGAATAGAGAAAATAGCAAAAATAAAATTCAATTTCCTACTTCAAAAGCACTATAAAAAAGAGCATGGTATGAATATGTTTAAAATTATTATACATGAAAAGTTGAGAAAATTTATAAATAATAAAACTACCATAGGAGGTATTTAGATAAAACATGAAATTAAATGAATTAAAACCAGTATTAAGTGCATCTATGATTAGTTTGAATTTTGGATTCAATGATTGTAAATTTTTTATAAGGGAAAAGAATTCAAAAAATAATATATATTTAGAACTTGGAATTGATATTAGTAAAAGTATGTGGGATATATATGGAGAAAGAAAAATAGAAAAAATATATGCTGAAGATGATGGAATTATAAATATAGATTTGGAGTAGCAAGCATTGGGAGTGTGTACTCACTCCCTAAAATTAAGTATTAAAACTTAATTAGAAAGGAAAATAAAATTATGAAATTGATGATGCATATTTTAAAAGAAAATAAAAAACTTAACATAGATAATACTACTATAGGAGCTGCTGGAATTATTTCAAAATTAAATGAGGAATATAAAGAAGTAGTAACAGCAATTTTAAACTATTCAGAGAATAGAACACTATTGAATCTTAAAGAAATACTTAGAGAAACTTATGATTTAATTCAAATTTGCATTTTAATATTGTGGCGTTGCCACAGACAAGCTTTAGATATAGATGAAGCAACATTGATACAAGATATTAATATAGAACATAAAAACAAGCTTATAGGACGTGAGTGGACAATAGAAACAGGAATTGAAATAGATGTAAAGGAGTGATGTACATGGAAGAAAAGGTAAAAAGAGAATTAGCTCTATATAAATTAAGAGAAATAGAAATTGAGGATATGAAATTAAAAATAGAAGAACTAAAAGTTGGAGAACAGATTGGAGCATCTAACTTTGATGAAAAAGTTCAAACTTCAATGTCTTGCAAAAACAATGATTATGTACTCAATCAAATTGAAAATTTAGAGAAAAAAATAAGATTTAATGAGATAGCAAATAAAAGAGTAGATAATGCTTTAAAAGTGTTAGATAATTTTGAAAAAGAAGTTATAAATATGCTTCTTATAGAAAAAAGTAGCATCTCAGAAACTACTAAAAGATTGTATAGAAGTAAAAGACAAATATATTATATTTTAAATCAAGCTATAAATAAAATTAAAATTGCATAGATATTGCACAAAAATTGCACAAAAATTGCACAAAAATGTAACACGTATGTAATTCGAAATATGTTATAATGTAATTGGTTAAAGAAAGCACTTAGAAAAATTCTAGGTGCTTTTTTATTTAAAAAAATAGAAATAGGAGGTTTAGTAATGTGAGAAAGAAACTTAAATTAAATATTAAATTTAAAGGGGATCAAGTCTTATGTGCTAGATCTCCTTTTTTATGTTTAAGTTGTAAAGATAGAAATAAATGTGAAAGAATAGAAACTTATTATTATCCTTACAAGTATGCAGATATTAAAGAATGTTTTAAAAATGATGAACGAAAAAGGTGAGATTATGAAGAATATTAAATCTAATATTAGTCCACCTAAAAGACGAAAAAAGAAGCAGCCAGCTAATCCAATTAAAGAGATAGGACAAGTATATGATATTCAAGATTATTTAAAATCGAAAAGTTATAGAAATTATATACTATTTATCTTAGGCATTGGGACAGGATATAGAGCTGGTGATTTAGTTAAATTAAAAGTTAGAGATGTTAAAGAAGCTTTAGATTCGGGATATTTTACCATAATGGAAGGAAAAAAGCTTAATTCTAAAAATATTAGAGAAAAGAATAGAAAACCTAGAAAAGTAGTTATAGTAAAAAATCTTAGAAAGAAACTAGAAGAATATATAATTAATAAAAATGATTATGAGTATATGTTTGCAAGTAGAAAAGGTGGATATATACAAGTAAAAAGAGTATCACAGATACTTAAAGAAGCAGCAACATTTTTTAGTATAGAAAAGATAAGTGCTCACAGTATGAGGAAAACTTATGCTTATAGAATCTACCAAAATAATGGACATGATCTATTATCAATTAAAGAAATGTTAGGACATAGTTCAACAGAAGAAACAAAAGTTTATTTAGGTTTAGATAGAGAAGTTTATGATAATTATTCACAAACTTTAAATGATTTAATCCTATAAGCTTTTTATTTTTTTAATTACTGAATGTCTTATTTTTTAGTGTATGCACATTTAGAGTGATATAAAAATAAATCTTCCATTATATATGCTTTAAAAAGTCAATGTCTTATTCCCTAAGAAAATGTCACATTCAATAAATGTGTATAAATAGTCTTAAAGCTAGATATATCAATAGATACGAGAGTTTAAAGCAATATTAATAAAAATATAAAAATAAAGTGCTTTTAAAAACTTAGGAAATATAAGAAATTATTGAGCCTTCAAAAAAGTAAAAGGATCAATGTTAGGAGGGAAAATGAAGTCGGTTGAAGATATAATAAAAGATAACCTAAAGTCAATAGAATCAATGGCTGAGAGTGGTTGTACTGATAAAGAAATTGCAGGAAAGTTAGACATAAGCTATTCAACTTTTAAGAGATATAAGTCCTCAAATAAGGCTTTAAAGGACTTAATGGCTCAATGTAAAGATAAGAAGAATGAAGAAGTTGAACAGGCTCTTTTTAATAACTGTATTGGTTATGAATATGAGGAAGAAGTTCCAGTAAAAGTTAAAGAAGAAATTACAGCAGAAGATGGTCAAACAGTATTGACTAAAGAAAGAGTTGTTATTAAGAAAGTAAAGAAGTATTGCAAGCCTGATTTAGCAGCACAAAAATATTGGTTAAATAATATGAAGAAAGCTAAATGGAGTGATGATCCTAATAAGGTTGCTAATGATAAAAAGCTTACTAAACTTAAAGAAAAAGAAGCAAATTCAAAAAATATTGAATTATAAGGAGATATAGTGGCACTATTGAGATTATGCAGCATATGCGGAAATAAAGTTCCTTATGGGTCTAAATGCAAATGTGAGATAGATAATATGAAATCTAGATATAAGTCATATAAGTACAATAGGAAAGATATTAAGGAGCAACAGTTCTATTCTAGTAAGGATTGGATTAAATGTAGAAACAATATATCAACACATCAATTTGGATTAGATATTATTGAGTGGAATAAAGGAAAAACAATTAATGCTGAAAGATATCATCACATTATTGAAACAAAAGAAGAATGGAGCTTAAGATTAGATGAGAATAATATAATTGGTTTAACACAAAAAAATCATCAAAGGATTCATATACTTATGAATAAAAGCGAAAAAGATAAAAGAAATATTCAAGAATGGCTTAAAAAATTACTAAATAAATTTGAAATAGAATACTATGATACCCCGGGGAGTCACGATGAAAGAATTTGAATCGTTAAAAAGTCCCTTGTCCCCTCTCAGTTTTGGAAAAATCCCAAAATGAAAATTTTAAGGCTCATATAAGAAGGAGGTTTGAATTTTGGCAAGACCATGTAAAGTAATTGATAGTCAAAGTAGACATAATACAAAAGAAGAAGTGGAAGAAAGAAAAGCAGCAGAAGAAAAAATAAAGGTTTTAGCTGATAAAATTGAAAAACCACCAATTTATCTATCAAAAGGTCAGAAAAAAATATACAAGTTTATTATTGATGAACTTAAGGCTACGGGAATATTAACTAATTTAGATGTTTATATCTTAAGTACATGCTCTATTGCTGTAGATAGATTAGAGACTATTGAAAAAATAATAAATAAAAATATTAGTGCTTTAACAAATAAAGATTTAATGAGTGCAAAAGACAAATATACTAAAGACCTTTATAGATGTTGTAATGAATTATCATTATCACCTCAAAGCAGGGCAAAGCTTGGAAACTTAGCTTTACTTAATAAAGAAAAAGAAGATGATCCAATATTAAAAGTTCTTAAAGGTGAAAGCTAATAATGATGCTTTTAGATAAAGCATTAGAGTATTGTGAAAATGTTATTAATGGTAGTGAAATTACAACAGATGAAGTAAAAAAACAATGTGAAATATTTTCAGAAGATTTAAACTCAAATCAATATAAAAATTCTTTTGAGTTCTATTTTGATGAAAAAAAATTAAAAATAATAAATGATTTATTAAAACTTTTTAATTTTGCAACTGGATTTGTGATTGGAGCAGTTGTATTAGATACACTTGTAGGATTTCAATGTTTACTTTTATGTGCAATATTTGGATGGAGATATAAAAATAATTCTAAAAAATTTAGATATAGAGATGTAGTTTTATTTATACCTAGAAAAAATGCAAAAACATTTTTAGTTGCTTTAATAATATTACTTCTAATGCTAACAGAGGATAAGTTTAGTGAGTTTTATTCAATATGTTTGGACAGAGAATTGGCTGGAGAAGTAAAAAAAGCAATGAATCAGATAATAGAAGCAAGTCCACTTATTAAAAAGCATTTTAAAATATCTAGACAGTTAAGTGGAAAGATTACTTGCAACATTACAAATAGTTATTATCAAGCTAGAACAGCAGAAGCTAATAAAAATAATTCTATTAGACCTTGTGCTGTAATTGCAGATGAAATAGGAGCATTTACAGATAACAGTAATGTTGAAGCAATGAGAAGTGGTCAATTATCTGTTGTAAATCCACTTATGCTTAAAATTACAACAGCATATAGTGAAAGTGATTCTATTATGAAAGAAGAACTTGACTATGATAAATCTGTTTTAGAAGGAACAATAGATAATAAAAGGTTATTTGCTTTAATTTATTATTGTAGTAGGGAAGAAGCTTGGGAAGATATAGGGTTGTATAGATCAAATCCACTTAGAATTGAAGAAAATTACAGTGAAATTAGAGAAAAAAGAAAAGCAGCAAAATTTAAAATAAGTGAACAAGGGGAATATTTAACTAAACATATGAATATTTTTCTAGCAACTAATGAATTAGATAAGTATTTAGATATTTCATATTGGAAGAAATGCAGAGTTGATAACATAGATTTTGAAGGAAAAGAAATTGTTGTTGGAGTAGATATGTCAGTTACAACTGATCTAACAGCAGTATCAATTATGTATAGAGAAAAAGAATATATTTATTGTAAATCGCATGGCTTTTTACCTGCTGATAGTCTATCACAACGTAGAGAAGATATAGACTATAAATTATATTCTGATATGGGATATTGCGACATACACAAAGGCATGACTATAAATTATACACTGGTAGAAGAATATATAAGAAGTATAGAAGAAAATTACAACTGTAAAATAAAATGTATTGTAACCGATCCTATGAATGCGAAAGAAATGATGGAAAGATTAAGCGAAGATTATGATGTAATAATGTTAAAGCAGACATATACTAATTTGAGCCCAGCTACTAAAGAATTTAGAAAAGGGATATATGATAGAAAAGTATATTATGAAAAAAATGAATTGCTTGATTGGAATATGAGTAATGCTATTACTACTAAAGGTAAAGCAGATGATGAAATGCTTGCAAAAGAAAATAAAAATAAGCAAAGAATAGATATGGTAGCAGTATTAATATTTTCATATACTCAATTAATTGTTGAAGAACCAAAATATGATGCAATAGCAGAACTCGAAAACATGGATTGGGATTAGAGGTGATAATTTGATAAAAAAAATAAAAATATGGTTTAAAAATAAGGAAAATATTATTGATTTATTAGTAATACTTTCTTTTTTTATTATCATTTTTACTACATTAAGGATTAATTTGTATATAGGATTATATTTATTAGCTTTAATTTTACTATTTATTGCCTTTATTTTAAGTCATGGAGGGAGATGATAAATAATTGTTTAGTAGAATGTTTGAAAAAAGAAGTTCAAATGGTGAAGGTTTTGATTGGACAAGTTGGATAAGAGGGGAGGATAGTGAAGGAAATGCAATAAATGATAATACTTATTTTACTTGTATTAATATCTTAAGTAATAGTGTTGCTAAATTACCTATAGTACTAAAGCAAACTACAAATAATGGTGAAATTGAAGCAAATAAGCACTATTTATATGATTTTTTAAGACTTAGACCTAATGCAAATATGAACGCTACAGAGTGCCTAAAGGCTACTATAATGAAATACAAACATAAGGGAATTGCAGGAATTTATATTGACAGACCTAATGGTAATAAGATTTTAGGTTTATATCCAGTGAGTATTAATAATATTATTGTAGATGATGCTGGTTTGATTAATTCCAACAAGCAAAATAAAGTTTTAGTTGATTTTACTTGTATTGATAAACAAGGAAGTTGCTTTGATAAGGACATAATTATATTAAGAGATAATAGTTTTAATGGTATTGATACTAAGTCCACTAAAAACTATATAAGTGATACTATTAATAGCAGCTTAAAATCTCAAAAATATCAATTGGATTTATTCTCCAATGGATTAACTAACAAAGCAGTTGTACAACTTACAAGTGATATTAAAGATGAAAAAGATTTATTAAGAATACAAGAAAGATTTAAAAGATTATACAGTAACAAAGGTAGGATTTTTACAGTTCCTGCAGGATATAACGTAACACCACTTAATTTAAGCTTAGTAGATAGCCAATTTGCACAACTTAAAATACAAAGTAGAAAAGATATTAGTAGTGCTGTTGGAGTACCTTACAATTTAATTGAAAAGGGTTCATTGACAGAAGAAGAAAATATTTCATATCTTACAAATACAATTACGCCAATAATATTAATGCTAGAGCAAGAATTAGATTGGAAATTGTTAACTCCAGGAGAAAGAAAACAAGGATATAAGATAAGATTTAATGTTAATTCTATGCTTAGAACTAGTCCTGAAAAGCAAAAAAATATACTTTGTGATTATATTAAGAATGGTGTTTATACTACTAATGATGTAAGACAAATACTTGGATTAGAGAAGATAGAAGGAGCAGACGAGATATTATATCCTAGTGGTCAAATAACACTTAAAAATCTTGTAGAAGGCAAAGCTAGTTGGCAAAAAGATAATAAGAAAGGTGGTGAATAAATGGAGAACAAAGAAAAAGAAGTTAGAAGTGTGCCTTGCAAATTTGAAGTAAGGGAACTTGGAGAAGATAAAGAAAAACAAGTTCATATTCAAGGTTATGCACTTACTTTTGATACAATTAGTGACGATTTAGGTGGCTTTAAAGAAACTATTGCTAGTGGAGCATTAGACAATTGCGATATGTCAGATGTAGTATTTGATTATGACCATGATACTAGTAAAATATTAGCAAGAAATAATAAAAATGATGGGAAAGGTGCTTTAACTTTAAAAGTTGATGAAAAAGGTTTGTTTTTTGATGCAGTACCAACAAACACTAGCTATAGTAGAGATTTAATTGAAAATCTAAAAAATGGTGTAGTTAATAAATGTAGTTTTATATTCAATATTGATTGGAGTGATCCTAATGCACAGGTGTGGGATTGGGATGATGGAAAACGTGGTTATGATTTTAGAACAATAAAATCTTTTAAATCTATAAGTGATGTAAGCATAGTTGTTTTCCCAGCTTATAATTCTACAGAAATTAGCATTTATAGCAGAGCAAAAGATCAATGTAGCAATGAAATTAAAAGGGCTGAAGAATTTAGAAAAAAGAAAATAGAAATTGAATTAGAGTGCCTATAAGGTGCTTATTTTTATGTAAAAATTAAATTTGAGAGGATGATAAAAACAATGTTGAAAGAATTAAGAGAAAAATTAGAAGCAAAAAAGGTAGAGGTTAGAAATTTAAATTCAGCAAACAAAATTGATGAAGCAGAAACAGCACTAAAGGAAGTTAGATCACTAAAAAAACAAATTAAGGTACAAGAAGAATTAGAAGAAGATGAAAAAAGAGATTTAGAGGAACAAAAAAAGAAAAAAGAAGAAAAGAGGGATAAGGATTTGACAAAAATTAATGAAATGAGAAGTATTACAAAGCACATTATGGGTACAGAAATGACAGCAGAAGAAAGAGCAACAGTTAAAACAAGTGACAATGCAGCAGTATTACCAAAACAATTTGTAAATCAATTGCAAGAAATAAAAAAGGGCTATGGATCACTTAAAGAAATTTGTGATGTAATTCCAGTAACAAAAAATGAGGGTACTATTCCAGTTGTTGACTATGACCAAAACGAATTAGCAGAAATTGCAGAAGGTGAAGATATCATTGATGGTACACTTGTTACTACAGATTTAACATTTAAATGTAGTAAAGTTGGTTTGATTCAAACGTTAAGTTCTGAATTAGTAGATGATGCAGAAATCGAAATTGAAAGTGTTGCAAAAACAAATTTTGCAGAGATTTCAGTTGCAAAAGAAAATAAAAAAATAATGAAAGTAATTGATGATAACGCAACAGTTGTTGAGGCTACAGATTACACAACATTAGAGAATATAATGGCTAAAGCACTTCCAACAGTAAAAGCAGGACTTATTACTTTATGTAATGTTGAGGGATATGCACTATTAAAGAACATGAAGGACAAGCAAGGGAGAAATTTAGGATTAATTACAGACGTTGGTGGTACTGAATATTTTAATGGTAAACCAATCATTACTTTTGATTCTTCTTTAGTAAAAATGACAGAGGGCAAGACATGTTTATTCTATTCCTTAAATGGTAAAGAAGCAGTTAAGTATCCAGAAAGAAAAGGTGTTACAGTTGCTAGAAGTACAGAAGCAGGATTTAAAGATGATACTATTAAATTAAGAATTTTAGAAAGATTTAGTGTTGTTAAAGGGTCAATAAGAAGTATTAAAAAGATTGAATTATAGGAATGAGGTATTAATTTCCATTTGTATAGGTTAGGAGTTGATTTATCTTGACACTAGAAGAAATTAAAAATTATCTACGTGTTGATTATACAGAAGATGATATTTACCTACATGAATTAATTGAAGTATCTCAAATTTATATTGATGATATGGTAGGCGAAGCCTATAAGGAATATGAAAAGGCAGTTAAAATAGCTAATTTACTACAAAAAAAGATTATAAGTGACCTTTATGAAACTAAAGGAATAAATATTGAAGGCACTAATAACTTGAAAAGAGATACAATAGTTGGTTCTATATTAGATAAATTAGCATTATATGGTGATACAAATGAATAGTGAAAGAATTAATATAACAGTAGCAATAGAAAAAAGGGTAAAAGGTAAAGCACCGACATATTCTGATGAACAATTTTATAGTTGTTGGTGCGGAATACTACAACTTTATGGAACTGAACTATATCAAGCTATAAATATAAAACTTGAAAATACTATTATATTTAAAGTTAGATATTGTAAGTTATTAGAGCAATTGCAAGATAAAAAAGAGTATAAAGTAGAATATAAAGGTCATATTTATAAAATTTATTACTCAGATTTTGCGAAAGAATATAAAAAATATGTATTACTTAAATGTAATCTTATAAAGTAGGTGATTATATAGCAACTCAATTTGAGTTACAAGGCTTTAATGATATTATCAAACAACTTGAAGGTTTAGCGGACTCTAGTGAGATGGAAAATGTAGATAGAAAAGTAATAACTACAGTAGCAGAAAAAGTTAAGAATGATATTAAACCTAAGATATCTAAATCTAAAGATAATTCTAAGAGTGGTAAAAGGGGCTATAGACCTAGTGGACACTTTGCTGATAATATACCACAATCTAACATTAAAAAGAAAAAAGGTTATATGTATATTACTCTAGGTGAAGAAAATGAGGATGGAGAATATTTTTATTGGAAATTTAAAGAATTTGGGACAAGCAAAATGCCACCATGCCCTGTATTTGGCGAAGCTAGAGAGAAGGCTCAAAAAATGCTTGATGAATTAGGTACAGTAGAATATTCAAAATTATTGCAAAAAAAATTAGATGGGAGATGATAGAGTGGAAGATGATATATATAGGATATTGCAGGATATAAATAATGTTTATGAAGGTTGGTATCGTAATGATATAAATGAAACTCATGTGACATTTTTCACTTATCATACTGCACCTGAAAATTTTAGCGATAATGATTTTGAAAGTATTAATAATTCTGTACAAGTTGATGTTTGGGGTACAGATATAGATGATGTAAGAAAAACAGAAAAACAAGTTATAAAATTATTAAAAGAAAATGGATTTATATGGATTGAGGGTAACCGAGATTTTGAAACAGATACAAAGTTATATCATTATGCAAATAGATTTAATTGTTTAGCTGATGCAGATAATTAAATCTATTTTTTATATTTAAAAAGAAAGGAAGATATTATGAGTACTAAAAGAAAACTAGGAATGAAAGATTTATATGTGGCTAAAGTTATTAAAAATACAAGTACAGAATATGTATGCGAAACACCTCAAAAACTTTGCAGAGCAATAAAAGCTAAAATAAAAACTAAAAAGGGTAGCGAAAAATTATATAGTGATTCAGAGGTTGAAGATATTATAAATCAATTTGATAGTTGTGAAGTAGAATTGGAGGGAGATCATCTATCAGCTGAAATGACAGCATTATTAAATGGAGCAACTCTAAAAAATGGAGTATTAATAGATAATGTTGATGATGAAGGTAGCGAAGTAGCGATAATGTTTAGAGACAAGAGAGCAAATGGAAAGTATGAATTTCAATGTTTGTTTTGTGGAAAATTTGGCGAAGAAGATGATGATGAGCATGAAACTGCTACTGATAAAGTTAAAGGTCAAACAAAAACAATTAAAGGTACATTTTATGGTAGAAAACTTGATGGTGATTATAGATTAAGAATATTTGAAGATGAATTAGTGTCTGAAAATGATACTGATGCAAAAAGTATAATTGAAAAATGGTTTAATGAAGTACCAAGTCAAAAGCCAATAACAGTAAAATAATAATACAGGGGATTAAGTTCCCCTTTAAATGAAAGGATGATAATAATATGAAATTAATATTAAATGGGAAAGAGTATAAAGTAGATAAAATTACAAGAAAAAAGAATACAATTTTTAATGAAGCTTATGAAAAGATAAAAGTTAAGGCTGAAACTAATGCAGAATTTAATGATGATGATTTAGATTTAATGGTGGCAATTATAGTAAAGCTTTATGATGAACAATTTACAGAAGATGAAGTGAATGAGGATATGGAAGTCGCAGATATTATATTTAATTTTATGCAAGTTCAAATTGAAATACAGTCTAAACTAAATAGGAATATTGAAAAGGCACAAAAGGCTTTTCAAAAAGGCAAATAGGAGAAAAAATAACTTTTACTTGCCTTGAAAATAAAGATATAAATGCAAGTATTTATAGTAAATATTTAGATATTATGAATACTGAATATGATGATATATATGATGAAATTTATAATGTTATATTACTATTATTTAATATAACTAAAGCTAAATTGAATAAAGCTAGTATATATGATTTATATTATTATTTTAATCAAATACAACTTTATATTAATGAAACAATTAATAATAAATTTATTGAAATTTCTAAAGCTAGTGGAAATGAAGTAGTAGAAAAAGAAAAGTCTATTTTCGATGATTATGATAAAGAAAACGGATATGAAGATGAAGAAGAACAGAAAAGCATATATGAAATATATAAAAATACTCTAAATTGTACTATTAAATACGCAATTAATAATTTGAAAATGAGTTACAAAGAATGTGTTGAATGTAATCTAAGCGAAATGATAGATTATATTGTATTTAATATTAGATATGATTTAGAAAATAAAAATGATGATTAATAAGCGAAAGGGAAAATAAAACTCTTTTGCTTATTTTTTATGTAAATTTAAGCAAAGGAGGTAGATATATATGGGAACAGGAGCAACTCTTAAAGTTGGTGCTAGTAATTCTGAATTCAATAAAGCTATGAGAGATATGGCTACGCAAATGAAAACTGTTAAAAGTGAATTTAATTTAGCGTCAACACAAGCAAAATTATTTGGTAGTGCAACTGACCAACTCAAAGCTAAACAAAGTGAATTAACTAATAAAGTTAAAATTCAGAACGATATGTTGAAAAACCAAGAGAATCAAACAAAAACTTTAACACAAAATATTGATAAACAGAAATCAAAACAAACTGAACTATCTAGCAAGATTGAAGAAACGAATAAGAAGTATAAAGAATCTGTACAAGCTACAGGTAAAAATAGTGAAGAATCTAAGAAGTTAAAAGCTGAATTAGATGGATTGAAAATTGAATATGCAAAAAATGATAAAGCTATAGATTCTAATAATAGAAAATTAGAAAATGCAGTAATTAAGATGAATAGTACCAAAACTAGTCTGTTAGAAAATGGAAAAAAATTAGAAGATATAAATCAAAAATTAAGTAATGTAAAAATAGATGAATTTGCTGGTAAGATGGATAAAGTGAGTAAGAAAAGTGGAGAAATGGCAGATAAAATGAAACCAGCTTCTACTGCAATTCTAGGTGTTGGAGTGGCTAGTGCAACTGCAAGTACAGTTTTTGAAGATAGCATGGCAAAGGTTTTTACAATTGCAGATGAAACAGAGGTATCTTATGATGATATGAAAAAAGCAATTATGGATTTAAGTAGTCAGACTGGTATTAGTGCAAATGATATAGCAGATAATGTTTATAATGCAATAAGTGCTGGCCAAAAAACCGGAGATGCAGTTAATTTTGTTAATAATGCAACTAAATTAGCTAAAGCTGGATTTGCAGAAAGTTCTGACACGCTAAATATTTTAACAACTGCTTTAAATGCTTATGGTTTAGAATCCAATGAAGCCACAGATATATCTAATAAATTAATTGTAGCTCAGAATGAAGGTAAAACAACAGTTGCAGAATTATCTTCTAGTATGGGGGCTGTAATACCAATAGCAAAAGGTGCAAATATAAATATGAGTGAATTATCAACATCATATGCAGTTATGACAAAGAACGGTATTGCAACAGCAGAAAGTGGAACAATGCTAAAGGCTATGTTTGGAGAATTAACAAAAAGTGGCTCTTTAACGGATAAAGCACTTAGAGAACTTAGTGGAAAAGGATTCGCAGATTTAAAAGCAGAAGGTAAAGGAACAACAGAAATATTAGGAATGATAGACCAATACGCACAAGCAAATGGTAAATCTATAAAAGATATGTTTGGTAGTGTAGAGGCTGGAACTGCTAGTATAACTTTATTAACTCAAGATGGAGAAGAATTTAATGATATATTAGGCAAAATGAATGATAGTGCAGGGGCAACCGATAAAGCATTTGAAACTATGTCAAATACTACTGGAAATACATTTAAGAAAAGCATGAATGATATAAAAATTAGTGCTATTTCTATGGGTGATGTATTAGCACCAATTACAAGTAGTATATCTAATGGGTTAAAAAATGTTACAACTTGGTTATCTAGCTTGAGTGAAGGACAGCTAAAAATTGTTGCTAGTATTGGTGGGATTATTGTAGGGGCAACAGGTTTACTAATGCTGGTAAGTAAAGTTACTGGTGCAATAGGGACAATAAGTACAGGAATAAGTAAAATACCAAATGCTATGGAGGGGATTGGGAAAGCTTGGACAAAATTAAAACCAATTGGAATTGCTATAAAAGCCTTTGCAATGGCTAATCCAGTTGTATTAATTGCAACTGTAGTAATAGGTTTATTAGTATTAATGTATACAAAATGTGAATGGTTTAGAAATGGAGTAAATGCTATTGGAAATTGGCTGAAAAATTTCTTTACAGTTACATTACCTAATGCTTTTAAAGTTGTAGTAAGCTTTTTTCAAAATAATTGGAAAGAAATATTACTATTTATAGTAAATCCATTCGCTGGGGCATTTGCACTACTATATAAGCATAATGACAAGTTTAGAGAAAAAGTAAATGGATTTATAACAACAGTTAAAAACTTGTTTGTAAATGGATTTAATTCAGTAGTTAACTTTTTTAAAGGGTTACCTGATAAAGCAACTGTTTTATGGACAAAAATTAAGACAGCCTTTACAAATGGTTGGAATGCAGTTGCAATATTTTTTACAACTACTATACCAGCATGGATTTCATCTATTGGAATGTGGTTTGCTGAATTACCTAACAAGATTATGTATGGATTAGGAGCTTTAATAGGATTGTTAGGTACGTGGGGTGTTGAAGTATGGAATTATTTTTCTACAAACGTTCCACTTTGGATTAATAATGTTGTAACATTTTTTAGTGAATTACCCAGTAAGATATGGACTTTTCTAGTCGAAGTGGTAACTAAGTTAGGTGAATGGGGGGCAAATGTTATTAGCTGGATTGCGACAAATGTTGTTACTTGGATAACCAACATTGTTAATTTTTACGCAGAACTACCGGGTAAAATTTGGACATTCTTGGTCGGTGTAGTTACGAAACTTGGAGAATGGGGAAATAATATTATTAGTTGGATTACTACAACAGTACCAACTTGGATTGAAGGTATAGTAAAATTCTTTACAGAATTACCTGATAAAATTTGGACGTGGTTAGTTAATGTAGTTACAAAAGTAACAGAATGGGGTTCTAACATGTTAACAGCAGCTAAAGAAGGTATGGGAAAAGTATTTGATGGTATTGTAGATATATTTAAAAATCTACCTTCTAAAATGCTAGATATTGGGAGGAATATTGTACTTGGAATTAAGGACGGCATTAAGAATGCTTGGGATGGAATGACTGGATGGCTAGGAGGACTATGTGATTCATTTACTCAGGGAGTTAAGGATAAATTTGAAATCCATTCACCATCTCATATTTTTAGAGATGAAATAGGTAAGATGTTAGCACTGGGTATTGGAGTTGGATTTGAGAATGAAATGCCTAATATTAATGCAGATGTAAACAGAACCTTAGACGGAACTATAGATATAGCAAATACAGAAGCATTAAAAAATATGGATAAAACGTATTCTATTAATAATAAGACAGATTATACTAATATTTTTAATAAAGTATTATATAAGCTAGATGAATTAGAAAATTCATTTAATGTAATTTTGAATATTGATGGAAGACAAGTAGCAAAAGCTACAAGTAAATACATGGATGAAGAACTTGCGTTTAATAGTAGTAGGAGGTAGAAAAGTGTCAGAAATATATTTTAATAACAAGAGTTCAAAGGAATGTAAATTGCTTATAGAAAATATAATTGATTTACCTACTTCTAGTACTAAATACAATACAGTTGATATACCTGGAAGTAATAATGGTTCGCTTAATATTTACAATGGGCTAGAAGATATACAATTGTCTTTTGATTTTGTTTTTAAGTCTAGAGAAAATTTTATTATTAGTAAATCTAGGATTGTAAGTTGGTTGAAATCTAAAATTTCAAAGGAATTGAGATATAGTTTGCATAAAGGAATTTATTACATTGTAAAAAAAGTTGATATTGGAGAGTTTAAGACAACCTTTAAGTTAGTAAGAAGATTTACAGTAAAGTTTACATGTTGTCCAATAGTATTTTTAGATGAAGGAAAGGAAGTTATTACATTTAATAAATCTATTACACTATACAATGGAAAGTCTACTTGCAATACAGAGCCACAATTAAATATTTTTGGTAGTGGAGATATTACAATTAAAATTAATAATCAACAATTAATTTTAAAAGATATTGAAAATAATATTATTGTCGATTCTTTTAGTAAAGATTGCTATAAGATATCAAATAATAAAATGATACATTCGAATAATAAAATGTATAGTGATTTTCCAATATTAGAAGTAGGAGAGAATAATATCTCTTATAGTGGGAATGTACGTAAAATAGAATTAATACCAAGGTGGTGTTGCATATGATACCAATTCTTTACGATCATAATGAAACAGAATTTAAAAGCAATGGTTTAGGACTTCTTAAAGATTGTACAAGTTGCTTTATAGAAGAAGAAAGAAATGAAACTTATGAGCTTGAACTTACTTATCCAGTAGGTTCATTTTTATATGATAAATTAAAAGGAAATAGGTACATTAAAGCAAAATCCAATAATAGATATGAATCTCAAATTTTTAGAATTTACTATATTTCACAACCTATAAATGGTGAAATAACTGTAAAAGCAGAACATATAAGCTATAAATTAAATGATAACTTTGTGGAAAAAGCAACTTGTAATGGTAATTGTCAAACAGCACTTAATACATTAAATAGTAATGCTGCATTCCCAACAGGATTTAAATTTTATAGCAATATTTCTATGAATACTAATTTTAATGTTGAATTAGTAAACTTATGGGATTGTATAAAGGGTACTGAGGGAAGCATAGTCGATACTTATGGAAATGGAGCTGATATTGTAAGAGACAATTTTAAAGTATCTGTAGTACAAAATGGTGGACAAGATAATAATGTATTAATTTGCTATAAAAAAAATATGACAGGGTTTACATGTGAAGAAAATTGGACGGGGTGTATTACTAGAATTTATCCTTATGTTGAAAAAGATAACGTAAGATTTGTATTACCTGAAAAATATATAGATAGTTCTTATATAAATCGTGATCCTAATCCAAGAATAGCAAAAGTTGATTTTTCAAATTATTTTCAAGATGATGAGGAATTTAATATTGAAAAATTAAGAATATTAGCTAAAACATACTTTAAGGAAAATAATTGTGATATACCATCTTTAAATTATAATGTTGAATTTGTGCTTTTAAGTCAAACAGAAGAATTTAAAAATATATTAAAAGATGAAAATATAGAACTATTTGATAAAGTAATAATTAGACATGATTTATATGGAATCGATATAAAAGTAAAAATATTAAAGGTTAAATATAATAATTTATTAGAAAAATATGAAAATATAGAACTAAATTTTACTAAAAATACAATAACATCTACTATAAATAATACTAATAAAAAGATTGAAGAAACAAAAGAAGAATTAAATAAAAAAAATAGTAACTTAAAGGTTACTATGAAAAAACGAGATGATGAAATTGAGTTATCTGTTAAAAATGAATCAGAAGCAAGAGAAGCATCTATTAAAGTATTAGATGGCAAAATAAAAGAAAAAGTAAGTGAAGATGATTTTAGCACATATAGAGAACAAACAGCTAAAGTTATAAGAGAAAAAGTGAGTGAAGGTGACTTTAGTACACTAGTTGAAAAAAACGCACAAAGTGTATTAATTGCTATTAAGAATGAGACTGAAATGAATGTTATATTTGATTCTGATGGTCAAACAATTAAGAATGGTGCATTAGTTGTAAAAGACAGTAAGGGAAATACAGTTATGAGATTTAATAAAGATGGAACTGTAGGTGTACAAGACATTGAAGTAATTAAAAGAGATAAGTATAGTGCATTATATAGAACATTATCTAGTATGGAGGAATTGTGGTTTCGAGATGTTGGAATAGACCATTTAGTTATTGAAAATGATGCTTTTTATATTAAAGATGATGATTTTGGAAAGGGCTATGACTTAAAACACTTTATAAGAATGGTACTAAAAGATGAAGGACTAATATAAGGGGGTTATTGAATGATACAAGAATTACAGACAGGAATATTAGATATTAATAATAGATATGGCATTGATTTTACTTGTAAGCAGCTTGATGATGTAATATTGAAAATAATTGTCTATGATAAGAGTGTACCAGCTGATTTAGGCAATTATACTTGCCGATTAAAAGCTTTTAAAACAGATCAAGTTCCTTTAATACAGAATACCAATATTACTATTGTAAATAACGTTGCAGAGATTAAGGCAAGTAAGCAACTAACAACGACACTAGGAATAGTCAAAGCAGAATTACAGTTTATAAATAAAAGTACTTTAGAAAAGAAGAGTACATTTTATATAAATATAGAAGTAGTAGCAAGTGTATTAGATGTAGATGGAACTGTAAGCACACCTACCTGTACTATTTTAGAAGAAATAGACCACAAGCTGGACCAGATAGAGAATATAGGAGAAGTGCTGGATGAAGCTAAAGAGGTAAGAGATACATTAACTAATACAACTATACCAGGAGCAACTAGTATTAATAGTACATTAGAAAGTAACATTAAAAATGCTAGTAATAAGATAGTCGAAGTGGAAAGTAGTATAACTAATGCATCTAAGAAAACAGAAGAAGTAGAAGCTAGCACTAAAAATGCAAATTCTAGCAAAGAAGAATTAGATCTAAGTAAAACTAATGCAGATACTACTAAAGAAAATTTAGATACTGCTAATGTACAAGCAGAGAAGAATATAGAAGAATTAAACAAACTTGGAGATGTAACAGAACTTGCAAAAAATGTACAAACTAATACTACAGATATAACAAATTTAAAAGAAGATGTTGAAAATAATACTTCGCAATTGAAAGATGTTGAGAATGATATAAAAAATTTAGATGATATAAAAATTAATAAAAAAGTAAAATATTATACAAGTGAAGAAACTACTAAAGGCGCTAATCCCAATAATGCTTTAGAGGGGTGCTTTGTTATAGCACATGAGTTAAACCCAGTACAAAATGGGTTTTGTTATTACGAACAATTTTTCTATGGGGATATATCAGAAACTGCAAATAGAATACAGTATGTTACAACTTATAATGGAGATTTAAGACGTTTTATACGCAGATATTTTAATGGTAATTGGGAAACAAAAGAACTAGCTACAACTGAAATTGCTGAAATAGGTTTATTAAATGGTTGGAAAAAAGGTTATGGTGAACTTCAAATTACGAAAACAGGTAGTATATGTTACTTAAACTTTCAAGGTACTGTAGGTGTCAGTTCTGTTGGAACAACTATATTTAATATCCCAGAAAGATTTAGACCTAAATATCAGCAAGTTTTTTATATCCCTCAGCGTGACGGCAAGCCTTTCTATGGTGTTGCGATAGATAATAATGGTAACGTTGATGTTTCGGGGGTTACTAGTTTGCCAACGCAGGGTACTAAAACAGATTTTTACATGATTTGGAGGATTGACTAAGTATGAATATGGCAGAAAAAGAATTATTTTTAAACGTGATACTAAAAGAAGAAGATTTACAATATTGTTATATCTCGGATGACGGAAAAATGTTTCCACCACATTATAATACTGATGGTATGATAGATGTAATTGGAGAAGACGTATATAAAAACTATTTAAATAATAAAAATAACCCATCTAAAAAAGAACCAACTAAAGAGGAAGTTTTGTTAAAAGAAATAGCAAATTTAAAAGTAGATAATATGAAAAAAGATGTTGTTGTAACCAGTACTTTAAAATCTCTAGCAGAATTAAAAGTAGAAATGATGGAATTGAAAGGTGGTAATAAATAATGGATTTTTGGAAAATGTGTTTTGATTTAAAAGTAATAGATTCAGATTTTTTAAGGCAAGCTGTTATTACAGATAAAAATAAATTTGGAGATATTACAATAGAACAGTTTAAAGAGATAACTGGAGAAGATTTTATAAAAGTTGTTTCGCAATAGCAATATAGTAATAATCTAATAAATAAGGCAATAATAATGACTGTAATAGGTCTTTTTTTATTGTTTAAAATAGGAGATGGATTAAATATGAATAAATTTCACAAAAAATTTTGGGAAATGAATAATTTAGAATTAGGATTAAAAACTTTTATTGTACTTTTAATTTATTTTGGGAGTATATTTGCATTTTATTTGAAATTCATTTACAGGAGTATATAAATATTGTAGAATTTACCTATATAAGGGGGATTTTACAATGACTATAGAAGAAATAAAACAGCAATTAGATTTTTTATCTGATAAAATTGATTTGATTAATGTAAATCTTCAATTTAACATTACTACATTTTTAGCTATTTTAAGCATTGCTTTAGTTATAGCGGGTACATCATCTGTTATTTTAGCTAAATATTTATTTAATAAAAGATTTGACATAGAAATTAAAAAGATTGATGATAAAATTAAACAAATGTTAATTGATGAACCACCGATATTAAGTGTCACAAATACAATAATATCTTTAACATTAAACATAGAGCAAGAGGATAATGGTAAAACTATTTATAGATATAAAGGATTGTTGATACTAGGTAAAAATGTAACTAAACAATCCTTTATATCATCAGAATTTTATCATTTTATTCCACCTGGAATAAGAAAAGAACCATTAGAAAATTATAAATTAGATATTAAGAACAAGGTTCATCTTGAAATTATAATTGACTGTAATCAAGAAATGCCTAAATGGTGGGAGTTTATAGAAGTTAATATAGCATGGAAAAATCCAATATATGAAACTTTTAAATAGTTTAAGAGAACAAGTATTTTTTTGTTCTCTTTTTTGTTTAAAAGTTATTTACAATAGCAATAAAGTCAGAAGCAAAGTTTAAGCACCAGCAAGGTGTTTTTATTTTGCTTATTTTAGAAGGATATTAGTAAAATTTGAAGAATTAAATAGAATTAGAGGTGTATAATATGGAAAAATTTATAGCAATGCTATTAATGATAATACCAGGTTTCTTTGTAAGGAAGATAAAAGAAGAAGTTAAAGATATTAAAGAAATAAAAAGTGATACTGAAAAGACAGTAATTTCTTTAATATATAGTATACCTGTATTAATATTAAATTTAATAGTACTAGTATTTTTATTTAAATTTTCAGGCATTGATCAATTAGTTTTAATGTTTGAGGATTTGCAGTTTATTATTGAATATGCGTTACTTAGCATAATATCTACTGCTATTATAAGTGCTATTATGATAGTTATAGAATCAAAATATAAACTAAATTTTTTTAACTGGATAAGAAGAAAAATGGATGAACCTGAAAAAACAAGTTCAATAACTCCATGGCAAGATTTTTTTAAAAGTGATGGTGAAATGCCTATAAAAATAATAAAGGGAGAAAAAATAGTAGCTCAAGGATTTGTTAAGCATTGGGATTTAGATGGGAAGTCAGAAAAAGATATAGTATTAGAATATGCAGATCAAATGATTGAGAATACTCAATGTTTTACAAGAATAAGAAAACAATATATAGATTATAAAAATGATTTAACTATTCTGGAGTATTTTTTTGATGAGGAAAAACTCCAGAATAATTGTGAATCTAACGATTCTTAAATAAAGACTCTAATCGTGAATTATCTTTTGTACCAGAATCATCACGAACATTTACTCTACGCACTGATGTAGGATTAGTAGATGCTTGTGGCTTTGAAGAGCTTGAATTAGGAGTATTTTTTATAATTCTTTTTTCTGTCATATTTAATCACCTCATCAAACTAAATTCTACAAATAATTTAAAAAACCTTTTTTAATTGTTTATATCTATTTTAGATGGCACTTACAGAAATGTAGGTGCTTTTATTTTACTTAAAAATCCAAACGTTTGGGAATATGAAAAAGGAAGGTGACACATGAGTGAACAAGATACTATACAAGAAATAAAAGAAAGACTGGTAAGAATAGAAATTTTATTAGAAAAAAATACAGAAAATTGGAATGAAAAAATTAAAGTAGCAAATTACAGAATTGCAGATTTAGAAGACACTATAAAGTGGATATCGAGAACTGCTATTGGTGGATTGCTAACAGGCTTATTAGGTATATTATTTGCATTTATAAAATAAGGAGATGTTTAAAATGGATAGATTATTAAATAAAGTAACTAGTGCGAGATGGTTAATAGCTGTGATTATGACTATAGTTTTTGCTGTATTAGCATTTACAAATAGATTAAGTACAGAGTTTATCACTATATATACTATGGTTATAGCTTTTTACTTTTCAAAAGAAAGAGAAAAAGAGATTAAAGAGTAGCCTTTAAGGTTGCTCTATTTTTAATTTAAGAAAGGATGATGTTAAATGAATGGTATAGACGTAAGTAATCACAATGGAAGTATAGATTTTAATAAAGTAAAAGAGGATAATATAGAAGTTGTATATATAAAAGCTACAGAAGGAACAACTTATAAAGATCCTTATTTAAATCAACATTATAGTGGAGCTAAAAAAGCTGGTCTTAAGACAGGCTTTTATCATTTTTTAGTTGGATCTTCTGAGCCAGAAACTCAGGCGGAAAATTTCTATAATAATATAAAAGACAAGGAAAATGATTTAAAACCTTGTTTAGATATAGAAACAAATAATTTTAATGTTATGGATTATGCATTGAGATTTATAAAAAAATTTGAATGTTTATGTGAATTAGAATTATGTATATACACTTCACCCTATTTTGCAAATGAAAACTTAGATTCTAGATTAGCTAAATATCAATGTTGGATAGCTCATTATGGAGTAGAAACTCCAATGGAAACAAATGTATGGAGAGATAATTATGCAGGGCATCAATTTACCGAAACAGGAAGAATTAATGGTATTAATACTAATGTAGATATAAATACATTTACTAAAGATATCTTTACTAATAATAAAAGTCAAGGATATGTTGTAACTCAGTATTTGCCTAATGGGTATAGAGGAGATAACAGTTTTGAGGGCATAGATTTAGAGTATGTACTAAGTTATTTCAAAGATGTTAGATGTTATGTACGTAAAGATTCTAAGGGTGTATGGATAGAAACTCAAACCCTATCTATGGGCAAGTGCTTAGAACTTAAAAAGGTATTAGGTTCTTGGTTCTATTCAATTGAAATAAAATAATGTATAATATGTGTGGCTAAATTACACATAGATTTAGAAAACGAAGGGTAACAGATAGGAGAAATCTTGTTTGTTACCCTTTATTTTTAATAAAAATATATTAAGGAAATAGAAACTATTTAAATAGCATATTTGACAAAAACTACAAATAATATACAATTATGTTATAAGAATTTAAGGGGGATTAATACATGAAAAAAATAATAAGTATTTTAATAGGAATGTTAATGCTATTAAGCTTAGTTGGATGTGGCTTTTCAGAAGACTTTAAACAAGGCTATGATTCAGAAACAAAATATGTAGGGATAAACATAAATAAAATAGAAGAATTACCTGTCAAAAATGGGAATGGAGAAGAAATAGGCAAAAGAGGTACAGTGATATATAATGCTGATAAAATAACAGATGAATCATTAACTAATTTTTATAATGATAAAATTAAAGATTCTGGCTATAACTATTATACTTTAATTAATGAAAAAGATAAAAAGCAAGGGATAGTATCACCAGGATGTATAAAAATATTATCACATGGTGAAATAGATGATACAGGATCTCTTATAAAAGCTGATAAAGATATAACTATAGATTAAAATATAGTAGCTAATGCAGAATATAAAAGAGATTTATAATTTTAAGGGTAGCAGATAAGAAAAATCTTATTTGCCACCTTTTATTTTTCGTTATAATATAATAAATATATTGACTTAAGTCTTTAATCTACAGTAGGCAGAAATGCGAATACTCCATGAATGATTTTAGACAAAATAGAGTTAAATAAATAGAAGAGAGGTAGCAAAGATTAATTTTCAATGCTACCTCTTTTATTATATAAATTTCCCTTATCTTTCCCTTAACGTGCAAATTACAACGAATTATAATTAATTACAATAAATTATAATAGAACTGTTAAACATAGTCATATCAATGACTTGCAGTTATAATTAATTACAATAAATTATAATGTAGTATGAAGAATGCTTAATACAGAACCCCGCTTACGGCTTGTCTCGTACAAATATGAAGAACACTAGGTTAACGTCTAGTGTTCTTTTTATTGTATTTAGAATACCACCGGTTAGACCGGTGGTTCCGGAAAGCTTTTAGCGGTGAGTAGAATAAAATACCTCCAATATAAAATAGTAGTAGGTTTGCCGACCACAACTAGAATACATAGGAGGTGCGTCCGAGATGGACAATAGTATTTTATCACACAGTAAATGGAATTGTAAATATAATGTAGTATTTGCACCAAAGTATATAAGACAAATAATATATGAAAAGATAAAATCAGATATTGGAATAATACTTAGAAAGTTATGTGAACATAAAGGCGTTGAAATTATTGAAGCAAATGCGTGTAAAGATCACATACATATGCTTGTAAGTATACCACCAAAGTTAAGTGTTTCACAATTTATGGGATATCTGAAAGGAAAAGATTCATTGATGATTTTTCATAGATATGCAAACTTAAAATATAAGTATGGCAATAGACAGTTCTGGTGAACGGGGTATTATGTTGATAGGGTAGGAAGAAACAAAAAAATCATAGAAGAATATATAAAAAATCAAATTCAAGAGGATATAGTATATGAACAAATGAATTTGAAAGAATATATAGACCTGTTTACGGGTGAGCTAGTAAACAAGAGTAAAAAATAAGCACTTTTTAGGTGCAGCTGGTGAAAGTATGCGGTTGGCAAACCGTTCAATGTGCGAGTAGAACGGCCAGTAACAGAGCCTTATAGGCGTAGAGCAAGCCACCCATTTTACAGGTGGTCATGACTTCCTTTTTTATATGAAATAATAAATTAGTTATAGAAATGAGGTGTTTTATATTTGGATGAAATAATGAAAATGGCTTTAAGTCAGGGATTAGGGTATGCGTTATTTGTTTTTTTATTATTATATGTTCTTAAGACAACTGGTGAACGAGAAAATAAATATCAAACTTTACTTGATGCATTAGCAGAAAAGTTTAATGTTGTTGAAGACATAAAAGAAGATGTGAAAGAAATTAAAAATAAAATTGAGAGCTAGAAATAAAGATAGATTAGATTTTATAAATAGGTTGACATATGCAATAATATTAGATGTTATGTTAGAGGCGATAGTAAGGGCATTTGGTTAGAAACTCAAATTTTACCTATGAGTAAATGTCAAGAATTAAAAGCTAAATTAGGCAATTGGTTTTATAAAATAAATTAAGTATAGATTTTAAATAAAGGATAGTATCTGCTACAACAATCTATCCTTTATTTTAAAATTTAACTAAAATATTAATTACGATTTTTATACTTTGTTCATGGTCCACATTTGTTAGCTAAATTTAAAATTTTTTATCTGCACTTAAAGTATAAATTCATTTTTCAAAATACTATAAATATAGTCATCATAAAACACTTCATTTAACTCATGATGTTCACGTAAAATTCCATCTAATTTGAAATTATTTAGTTTTAGTAATGCATTAGAGTCATTATTAAAACTTGCAGTTTGAGCATATACTTTATTTATATCTGTCTTTAAAAATAATAAATTAAGTATGATTTTAATGGCTTCATTCATATAACCTTTCTTTCGAAATTTAGGTAACAGATAATAACCAATCTCTAAACTCTTGTTTCTACAATTATAATCAAATAATGTTATCTTACCTAATAATTCTTTATTATTTAAATTATATAAGCCAAATATATAAACAGTATCAGAATTTAACAGTGAATTATATAGTTTTATTGACTCATCTCTATTTCTATTTATAATAGGTCTACAAGTCATCTTTTCTTGAACTTCTTTACTGCTCCAATTGTATATATAAAGTAATTTATTTAAATCAATTTTATCAATAAAAATTTGTGAACCATTTACAGGTATATGTTTATTTATTAAAGTTTTAAAATTAATGTCGTTCAA